TTATTTTTAGACACTCTGGCGCACCACTAAGGTCTGCACCACGAAGGTATACACCACTAAGGTTTGCACCACTAAGGTCTGCACCACGAAGGTTTGCACCACGAAGGTCTGCACCACTAAGGTCTGCACCATGAAGGTATGCATCATTTTTAAATGCTTCTAATAGGGTTTCTTTTGTTGAATTGTTTTCTTTTTCAAATTCAAAAAGAAGTTTCCCAAAGATTGATTTAATTTGAATTTTTGTTTTCATAATATTTAATTATTTTGCAAAATGATAAATAGGACGTGTTCTTCCGGAACCATCTTTCAGGTCTACATACTGTGTATATCTCCCTCTTTTAGATTTCCTGTTATTATGTTCAGGAACTAATATTCTTGGACGATACCTTACTTTAGGTTTAGGTTGTAATTCGTCTACGGTAGTTTCATATTCTCTTGTGAAAATAAGAATAAACCATTTGTAAATGTTTACGAAGAATGCAATAAGTTTTTTCATGTTTTAAAATGTTTAGTTATTTCTATTATACAATTAATTTTTGAATTTAGCGGTAAATTGCAGATAAATTTTGCAATCCCTGCTTAATTTTTTTTATTCTCCACCCTCTTGAGAGTAAAATATCTGTGATTTTCTCCTCAACTTTTTTAATGGGTTCGTCCATAAACTGTTTGGGAGCAGTGAAAATAATGTTGGTAATTTCTATTGCCTCCTGGTTCAGTTTTTCCCAGAATGGAGTTTGTTGTGTGTCATCTGTGTCATTTACATTTTTACTTTCCATTGAAACACAAAACCCGGTTTGTTTTTCGTTCTCATTAATGTAATTTTTAAGGTGTGTGTGAATGCAATGCCAAACGTGGGTAGAAAGTTTCCCTCTATTTGGGTTGTGAGTGTTCATTGCCTTTGAGTAGGCAATATAAGCTTCCTGAAACAGGTCATCAAATTCCATTCCTGTTGTTCGACTGAATGATCCTGCAATTTTCTTGATTAAATTTTCGTCTTTCATAATTTAGTTATTTTAGTTAAACATATTCATCAATTAAAGTAGATAGTAAAGACCCGCTTTCTGGAACCGTCCCATCCAATACTGCATTCATAATTTTTCTTTTGTCATCTATAATAAGAGCAAGTTTTTCTTCAATAGTATTTGATGCAATTAAGTAATACACTGTGACTGCATCTTTTTGCCCTATCCTGTGACAACGATCAGAACATTGGTCCACGACCCCAGGGGCCCATGGCAATTCTACAAAAGCCACATTTGAGGATGCTGTAAGTGTAATTGCTTTTCCTGCTGATTCAAATTCACCTACAAATAACTTTACAGAAGGATCAGTTTGGAATTTATCTACTGCCTCCTGTCTTTTCTTGTCGGATGATACTGTACCGTCAAGTTTTACAGCAAGTCCCTTAAAATGCGTCATTAGTGCTTCTATTACAAATTTATGATGAGCGAAGACAACCAATTTTTGATCAGTGCCCAGGAAGTCTTCAATCCAGTTTATAGTTGTCTTTAGCTTTCCTTTTACTGCCAATTGTTTTAGTCCTCCAATTTTGGTCAGCACTTCTGCATTTGAGATACGTTCTATTTTTTCTTTTATCTGTATTTCTTTTTCTTTTCTTTCATGTATATTCAGGTCCGGGGAAATATCTTTTGTCATTTTCTCATGAATAAAGGAAATAAAATCTTCTTCTGCATCCATGTAATTCTTCTCATTATCTATTTCCATAGGCACCACTGCAAAAGTTTTATCCGGAAGGTCTTTTAGCACATCTTTTTTAAGTCTTCTGAGCATAACTGTTGATGTCAGTCTTTGATGTAATTCCTGTGTATTTGATGTTCCGGAAACATCCAGACCAAAGCCATTATTTTTAGCATTGCAAAAATGGTGAATATAGTACCAATAATCTTGGAACTCTTCAGGGGCTAAAATATTAAGCGCATTGAATATTTCAACCGGTCTGTTTAAGATAGGTGTGCCGGTAAGTATAACAGTATTTGGAATTGATTTAGCTAACATTTTTACTGCTTTTGTTCTTCTGGCTTTGTTATTTTTATACATTTGAGCTTCATCAGTAATAAGAATTTTAGCTTTCATTCTCCTGAGTTCTGTTACCCAAGCATGTAGAATATCATAGTTTATAATGATTATTTTACCTTCTATTTTCCAGGGTGTAGTTCCACGTAAAATTTCTACCTTTGGATCAGGCAACCATTTTTCAGTTTCTTTTTTCCAGTTTAATTTAACGGAAGCTGGTGTTAAAACAATTACCGGTGAAAGGTCCCTATGAAGTTGACACCAGGCTAATGCCTGAATAGTTTTACCAAGTCCCATTTCATCAGCAATTAAAGCGTTTCCCTTCTTGTATTCAATGAATGCAACTCCTTCAGCCTGATAAGGATAAAGAGTTCCCTGTAGTCCGGGAATGCCCCCTATTGCTATTATTTCAGATGACCTTTGTTCAAACTTTTGCACTTCATCCCTAAGTGTTTTACTTATTTCAAAACCTAAATTTTGAAGTGTTTTTATGTTCTCAATAGACACAGGACAGGACCACACTTTTGCATCTTTATGCCATTTTCTACCCGGAATATCCCTTATTTTAAATATAAGGTCCAGGTCATAAGGAAAAGATATTTTAGTGACCTTTTCACCTTTGTTATTTGTACTCAGGGAAGCTTGTTTCATTTTGTTTGCGTTGTTTTTTCCCAAATATATTCTATTTCTCTTCCTGTTAATGTTTCAATATATCTATCTCTTGGTTTTAATTCAATGATATATCTTAATGGTAAATTTCTCCACCAATCTAATGCTTGCTGTCTTTTAGTTATCATAATAGTCTATTTATTAGTTAACTTCATAGTTATTTATTCATTCTGTGACTGCCTCCACCAAAAACAGTATCCTTTGTAGTTTCAATTTCTTTAATCACATTAAAGTTGCTCCCTGTAAAACAATTGTCTTTTGCATTTACAATAGCTTCTTTTTTATTCCTAGCTTTTACATTCAAAGTGCCTTTGGTGCCGTTTGCTTTGTTGTAATTAATTTCGTAAAATTTTCTTGTGAGTTCCATAATAATATAGTTTTAATTTAATTCGTATATTTTCCAACTCTTATTTGCTTCTCTTCTCAGTCTTGTAATTCTTCTTCTCGCATTTCTTGCAAATTGGAACATTTTAGGATTATTATTTAATTCCTCAATGTTATCATTTACAATGTCATTTACTTCCTGGTTTGTTCTGGCATTCAGGAATTTGTTTATTAGGTTTTTCATGTTGTTTTTATTTTAATTTTTTTATTAATTCATCCATATTTGCACCCCTATCTTTAAATGAATTTAGCAAATTAATACTATCTTCCATTATACTTTTTAATGTTTGTTTGTGCCTTATTTGTAAAGGAAGTATACCACCATTTGGAGCCATTACTCTAATCATTTGTAGCGGTTCCTTACAATTCATATATGGTTCGTCCCTTTCAATTATCAAAAGTTCAATACCCTCATAAAAGAATTTCTTTTTGATTTTCATAATAGTATTTATTTAAGTTTGGTTTTTTCACTTAATATTCTTTGGATAGCATTAATTACGTGGCATTTGTTACCTACATAACATACTACAGACAAAGTTTCAATTTTAGTTAATACTTCCTTTGCTATTTGTTCAACTTTTTTAAGCCGGGTTATTTCAGGATCTAATAATTTGTCCATTTTATCATTGTATTTTTGAGCTGGTGTTTTCATAACAATATAGTTTTATTTGGTTAATTTTATTGATTCTTTTTGTAAATAGTTTTGATTCAATTCTATAAAATCAAGTAATACGCACCAAAAATCTTCATTTCCTGGTAATTCATTACCTTCAGTATCTTTGTAGATTAGTTTTATGTAGTTATCATTTCCACCGGATTCATAACGATCATATATTTCATTTATGATGTTTTCCAGTTTTTCTAATTGTTCAGCTAATTTGTTATTGTTTTTTATAGTGTTTATTACACTTGTTGGAATTTCTTTGGTTCTCATAACAATATAGTTTTATATAAACAATTCAAATCTTCAATATTTGGCTATTTTCAGCGTTTTTAAGGCACTCAAATACTATTTTAATACAATGCACTACAAAATAATATAAGTAGGTTAAAATGGTTTTATTTGCGTATATAATAAAAGTCGTGTAATTTTAATTTTTCCCGGTTTGTATTCTCTTCAGGTTGTATACTTTTGAGAATATTGTAGTAAATAGGATTATGAAAGGACCCCAAATGATTCCTTTCAATATCACCAAATAAAGTACAAAGATTATCAAAGTTCTTTTTTATGCCTGAAAATGTTTTAACAAGCAAATCAATATCAATATTTTTAAGTTGTTCAATTCTTTCCTTTGCGGCTGAACCATAACAACAATCATAATACTCAAAACCACGTTTATCATAATCGGAATTGTCAGATAGTTTAATAATTGGATCCTCATTATATCCAATTAGATGTTCATATTTGCCAATGATATAAAACATACCATATTTCCGGGCAAATTTAAAGCTTTTTAAGCGGTTTTTACTCAAGGTTATACCATTAAGCAGTTTACCTGCCAAAGGCGTTAAAATAGCCTTAATTTGTTCGTGTTCGTTAATATAACTTTGTTCCTGTGTTATCTGATCTTTGATAAGTTTTTTAATTGTGTTTCTCATGGCTTTAATTTTTAACTTGGTTAATGTTATTAGTTATTTATAGTATTTCACATTTTACAACTTTTTGCATGTTGTCAGTAACAATGCCAATATTAAAATACTTTCCTAGTTTAAAATACTCTTTTATTTCTTTATTAGTTCCATTTATAGACGTTGAAATAATAGTCCCGTCTGAATATGTTATTTTTGCATCCTTCATAATAGATAGTATTAAATAAGGTTTTAAAATTAATTTGTTTGTAATTCAATGATAATATCCTTTACAAGTGTATCATTGTGGTAATATTCTAAAATAGCATCATAAGACAAAGTAATAGACAAAGCCCGGATATCCTGGAGTAATTTAAACATAATAGATGTTTTCATAATAAAGTATATTAAAGGTTAATTATTCTTTTATGTATTTTTCTACATAGTCCCCGAATGAAGTTAAAACAAATTTGTTTGTTCTGTAGTCAAATAAAACGGTCATTAAATACGCATCCCCTGCATTAATATAAACAGCATTGATATACATACAATAATTATCAATATATTCAGGTCCTGTTATTGCTTCAGTTCCATAACATTCAAGTAATTCATTCAATGCACAAAGTCTAAGTTCTGTTAAATTTGGTGAATTATAACATTCAGTAACCCATTTTTCAACTGATTTGTAATTTAACAATAAATAACCATTATCAGCATTAATAATTTTTTTTACTTGTTTTGCCTCAAGTAAAGTAATATTTAAACTTTGGCTTATTTCTTTATAAGTGTAATATTTCAAGTTTTTCATGGCAATATAATTTTAAAGGTTAATTAATATATGACTATATAACCGTCATTTTTGAGTATTTTTCCATAATAGTTTAATTTAAAAAATGATCACTGTCTTTTAGTATTTCAATATTATACTTGTGAGCATTATCATCGTATGCATGAGGAATAAAAGTAATACATAAACAAATAGTATTCATGTTAAGATAACCAGCGTGTAAGTGGATATTTTCATTCTTTATCTGCATATCTGCACCAGATTTTCTGAAATACAGGTAATAAATTTGTTCCTTCTTATCCTCATCAATTTTCCTTATTTTCGGAATGTCATAAAAACAGTCATATTGATACATATCCATATAATTACTATAGATACTCAAAAGTAATTTTGCAAAGTCTTGTTTTTCTAAAGTCTTCATAATAGTTAATTATTAGTGTTATTAATAAACATCATAATAAAGGACCTGATTAATAAAAATAAACAGGTACCCGTAAACAAATAAAAAATAATGTAAGGTAAGTACACCATAATAGTATGTATTAATAAAGGTTAAATTAATTAGTTTTAAGTATGTTGGTAGCCTTCACAAAGTCTATATAACTGGATATGTTCAAACCGTATGCAAAACAAATAGAGTTAATATGGTGCATATAGTCACTATAAAAGTAATCGGTAATTCCATTAGTAAAGGTTATTCTTTCAAACAACTGGCCCGACTGTTCTTGAAATAACGTACTAGATAATTGTATCATAATAAATAGGTATTAAATGAGTAATTAAACTTAACACAACAAAGATAAACTAATAAATTGGATATACAACTATATTAACACAAATATTAAATAAAACACTAATCAAGCATAAAAATATAGCAGTTACATAAATAAAGTAAGGAAATAAGGAACCATATAAGGCAATATAAGATGATCAGTCTATATAACTATAGTAAGGTACCAAAGTAAGTAAACAAAGTAAGGTAATAGGGTAATATAGTATAATAAGGGTATACTAGTAATAAGACCCAGATAAGGTACCCAGGTAGTAAAGTAGTAATGTAGTCTAATAGAGTAATATAAGTAAAGGGATCCCGCGACGGCACCAAATACCCTAATTCGAAATTGATATGAAACAATTGCAACTGAATAAACTGTCATAGTAATTAACAAAGGATCTCAGGTGTGAAACGTCGTAAACGACAAGTCACAATGATACACTAACCAGGCACCAGGGAACCGGTATGATGATAGGGGAGAGGTGAGAGGGGCAAACCTGAATGTTGCAAATGCCCATTACATGGGCTGTTAAGCAAAACTGTCCCCAGTGTTGCTGGATTATAAACTACAAATATAGTTGAGAGGGGAGGAGCTAACTACTTGGGTGCGTGGTCGTTGGCAGATAGAGAAAGGAGGTGTTCCTCGCGCCCATCGCTACACACTCAGAAATTTATTTCTGCAAAAAACCATTTTGGGACTACTAAGGGCAACAACGGACTGCTAAAAAATTTTAAAAATTTTGAATTTATACAAACCTGTTTTTTCAGAGTTGGCATTTAATGGTGGTTTAAGCAAAACTGATTCCAGTGTTGCTGAGAATATGTTACATAAAACATGAAATAATTGTAAAATAATTGGTATTATGTTAGGTTAGTTCGAAATAAAAGTTATATCTTTGTAGAGAATTTAAAGAAATTCTCATGGTTCCCGACAAAAGGAGTAAATATACCCCGAACAGGTGTGAGCAGGTTTACCGTCTTGCACTCTTAGGACTTACCGAGAAGGTTATTGCCGGTGTGATGTTGATTGCCCTTGAGACGTTTACCAGGTGGAAGAGCATTTATCCGGATTTTGAGACAGCTCTTAATGAGGGAAGGGTAGAAGCTGATTCACATGTCGTAGCCAGTTTGTATAAGAAAGCTTGTGGGTATGATTCGTATGAAGAAAAGGCATTTATGTACATGGGAAAAATTATTGTTGAGAAGATATTAAAACATCATCCTCCGGATTCATGGGCCTGTATGAAGATATTATCACTCAGGCAAAGAGGGCAATGGGCAGATGTTCAGAAAATGGAGATTACTAATAATCAGAATATCAGTATATCGGCAATTGATCTCACACAATATTCTATAGAGGAATTGCAGATTATGAAAAAGATTGGCTTAACTCAAAAATCATTAAATGAAGGCGTAATTGGAGAAAACTGAAACGCTTACCAGGACAGTCCCCCCTAAGAAAGAGTTTTCTTTGGAGGCAATATTAAATCCTAAAGCTATTATCAGGGAACTGAATAATCGCTCCCTCTACCACTTTCTTCAATATTTTTGGCCTATTGTGAGTCCTCATGATTTTCAACCTAACTGGCATATTGAATATTTATGTGCACAACTTGAAGAAGTTGCAAGTCGCGTAGGACGTAAACTTCCAAGAGAAAACGATTTAATTATTAATGTCCCCCCAGGCAGTACAAAAACTATTACCTGTAGTATTATGTTTCCTGCATGGTGTTGGACGAAATGGCCGTGGATGAGGTTTATTACAGCTTCATATTCACAACAGCTTTCTTTAGAATCAGCCGATTATTGTAGAGACTTGTTAAAAAGCCATAATTTCAGGGAAATATACCCTGATATTGTTATTAAGGATGATAAAGACACAAAAAGTAATTATAAAATAGTAAAAAATAACCCTAGTACTCATCCCGGTAGGATTCCCTCGCAGGCCGTTATAGGGGGCCAGAGGTACACAACATCGGTGGGAGGTACACTGATGGGGTTTCACGGGGATATTCTTGTAGTGGATGATCCTATTAATCCAACGCAGGCTGCATCAGATGTTGAGCTGGCCAATGCAAATCAATGGATGGAACAGACACTGCCTTCAAGGAAAACAAATAAAGCAAACACACCTACCATATTAATAATGCAGCGATTACATCAGGATGACCCTTCCGGTCACTGGCTGTCAAAACAAAAAGCAAACTTAAAACACATTTCCCTTCCCGGAGAAATTCGTAATTATAAGAAGCAATTAAAACCACCGGACCTTATAAAATATTATAAAGATGGTTTGATGGATCCTAGCAGGATGTCATGGGACACTTTGAGAGACCTTGAGGCTGACCTGGGGCAATATGGGTTTGCCGGTCAGATCGGGCAGGATCCCACACCCGCGGGCGGGGGTATGTTTAAGGTAGATCATTTTGGAAGGGCAGAAGTTGCCCCACAGTTAAATCATATAACACATACAGTACGGTATTGGGATAAGGCAGGCACAGAAGGAGGAAGAGGGGCATACACAGTAGGAGTGAAAATGTGCCAGATAACTAGCGGTAACTGGGTGATATTAGATGTAAAGAGGGGTAGATGGGGCACAAGAGAACGTGAAAATATAATAAGGGAGACTGCAGAAGGAGATGGTAAGGGGGTTATTGTTTGGGTAGAACAGGAACCAGGCTCAGGTGGAAAGGAAAGTGCAGAAGGTACTATCCGGACACTGGCTGGATATTCGGTATATGCCGAGAGACCTACCGGCAATAAAGAGTTTCGTGCTGACCCCTATTCCGTGCAGGTTAATGGAGGTAATGTGCAGTTGCTATTAGGGGAATGGAACCGGGAGTTTGTTGAGGAACACCGGTTCTTTCCTTATAGTACTTACAAGGATCAGGTGGATGCTGCATCAGGGGCTTTTGGCAAAGTAATAGGTAAGAAAGAGGCAAGATGTATTTAATAATTAATAATTTATTGTGATGGAAACAAAAACAGGTAAGGTAAAGTTTTTTAATGAGCAAAAATCTTATGGCTTTATTACAGAGGATGCAACGGATAAAGATATCTTTTTTCATGTTACGGGAACTTTAAGACCGGTAAAAACAGATGATTTTGTTGAGTATGAGGTTGAGGAAGGAAAACGAGGTTTAAAAGCTGTCAATGTTAGTTTAATAAGTGTAAAAACAAAAGACGAGTAGTAATATATAAATAAAACATATAGTCATGGCAAATGTAGTTACGGTTTCAGACGAGTACAGAGAATATGTAATGGTAGACACTGCTGTTTATGGCGGTGGATTCTTTGGCGGTGAAGTTAATATGAGAGACTTGAAAGAGGATAAGGGTATTGACAGGGTATTCTTTTCTATTCGTGAGGAGGCGGATACGGGGTCTATTGATGATTCAGTTGTAACTGTAGTTCTCCAATATAAATGTACGGGTGACGCTCGTTGGCAGACTTATGTGCCTTTGGACGGCTCAACACTTGCCATAGGAAATCGTTTGCGTCTTAATGACAATGGGTCTGCTATAATATACAGAGCAGGTGTATTAGAGGATGGATTTACCAGTGGGAGTGTAATATTTGGATTTGATTGGTAATGGTAGAAACGGATATAAATATCAAGGTTTATTCCGTAGTGGCTGACGTGGCTTGTGGAGTATTGGGTGAGTTATTAATTGCTTCTGTACTTTATGACGATGACGGGTTTATTTTAACAGATGATTCAGGAGACTTTATAGATTTAAACTTATAGGTTATGAGCAGGACATCATTAAGAGAGGCTTCAGTAGAGTTAAAACCAACAGTAGATGGGTCTGACGATGCTCAGATTTACGACGTTGTGGGAACAAAGGCTGACGCTGCTATTAGTACAAATAGTGATGATGCATCTTTGATAGCATATCTTAAAGGATTATTAGGAGTGCAATCAGATGTGTTAGGTGGGGGATTAATAGGACGTGCTGTAACTGCTACATTATTTGTTTCCCCAAATGGAGATGGTACAGACGGTAAGACATGGCATACAGCTTATACAGGCATAGAGGATGCCCTGGATGCCGCTAGCACAGATATAAATGAGTGCACACAGATACTTGTTGCAATAAATACTGGACCTAACAATTATGATATCAATAGAACCGGTGATCCTACATGGTCAGGTAACTATATCATTAAAGGCTCGCATA